GTCAATAGAAAAAATATGGATTTAACCTCCTCTACCCGCAATAAGTAATTGTTTGGGTTTATTCCCCAAGAAGTTGCCTCCGAAAGTTACTTAATTGGGACAAAAAACCACAAAGTTGAAATTTTGTTGACCCATTTGCTCCATTTTAATACTAATATAAGGTGTATATTCTCTCGTAAAGGCTCTTTTACATCTATAAAGTAACGTGTCTTTTAATTATTCTATGGCCTTACGGCCTTTTTAGCAGAGATATTAAGAAAGGTTTGAATAGGACAACTATAACCCTATACGGAGGAAACAATGAATGTCCAGATAGACCGAAGCATTTTTAGTGATAAGTTAGAGCGTAGATTTGGTGGCAAAAGAGTTTACGCTGACCAGTCATTTGATCTCCTTGATGAGGTTTATGATAAAGCCCAAGAATGGTTTGATGACGAACTACAACATCAGTCCAAAGAGAAAGATAACCCACGAGACTTACGAATTTCCCTCAAAAGGTATATCTGCAATAATATAGATTTGAGTGACAGTAACAGATCGTTCTTCGTTGGGAGTCATGTATGGCTCTGGATAGCAACACAGTTAATTACCTACATTGTAAAATTATTGATCGAACATTACTGGGAAGAAATATATAGTTCTATTAAGAAGAAATAAATTTGCGTATAATCTTTCGTAGCGACATACCAGCCACGAAAGGTAAGTACGATGAGACTGTTCTTAATTTTAGCGTTTATATTTTTACCAATAGAATTAAATGCACAAGAGTGGGAAGAATCAAAAGAATCATATGAGTCTAGTATTGTTCAATTAGAATACTCTAGGGGGACATCTATAAGTAGAGGCACTGGCTCTGTTGTTAAGTTTGTAAAGGATAGTGAGAGATTTCCTGATTACTATATTGGGATTGTATTAACCGCCTCACATGTAGTCCCTAATGATGATTCCCTAGCAACTATAACTTTTAGTACAGGAAAGAAAACACAAAAGAATAGTGTAATAGTTAAGTTCCCATTCCAAAAGGATATGAATAGTGATCTTGCATTAATAAAGGCGTTGATACCAGATGAGGTTGAACCTTTAGGTGTGACTGGAATAGTTCCCCCAATGGGCAGCAGTGTTGATCTTGGTGGATTCGGAACAGGATCGTATCGTGGCTGGACTGCAAAGTTCGCTGGCAGAAAGTTATCCGATGATGGAATTATAGTTTTGTCTTGGGGCATACAGGGAGATAGTGGTGGGCCAATTATTTATAACGGAAAGATAATAGGAGTTATATGTAGGGGTTCGGGATTGAGCAGGTACAAAGATACATCTAGAGTAATAATCGCCCCAATACATGGTAGTAGCGTCAAGAGGGTAATCAATTTTATAAAGTTGTATTCTAGTTAAATGTTCAAAGCAAAATTCAACGTCCCCATTATACTTGGGCTTCTATGGGTAATCATGGTAAGTATGTTGGATCATTACTATACCATAAAGCTACAAGAGAACATCCTAGACTATGAACAGAATCCAATTGGCACGTACTTAATTAAACTTGACTCTGGCTCTGTTGCGTTGTTCATGACGGTCAAGATGATTTGCTTGTGGATATTGGTCATTGCTATAATAACACTATACAACATAAAGAAGCTATACGCTTACATCTCATTAATCTCATTATGTATAGCCCAATTACTTTTAATCATATATTTCTTATATGGCCATCTACTACAACCCCCTTCTTTATAGTGTCAGAGCTAAATTGACTGACTCCCATCAATGGCCGCACTCGGATAGTTTTAGACCAGACAAATGTAAAAATGGCTGACTGGTGCTATATGGCTGCGACTCTAGTTAGATGAGATACGACAGATTTAAAAAGTTGCTGGATCCGCTGACTGGCTGGTAGGGTGGCGACTCTGTTTGGTAGAGGTTCGACAGAGGTGTGAAAGTGGCTGACTGTGGGTATCCGTGGCGACTCAGTATAGATGAGATGAGACAAGGCAGAGAAGATCCTTCCAATGGGTGGCATGGGTGAAGTGACCCTAACCCCCCAACAAGACTAGTTGACACGTTTGGTCATAGTACCATTATACCATATTATCGACATAAGTCAATAGGAACTTTAACGTAAACCCTTACTATATAAGTACTTACAGCAAAAAGATAAACAATACGAAATACGCTTGTATGATAGAGTTTGGCACAAGTGTTGCTGCCCCGGTTTTCGTAAGTCCTTTGATACCAAGCACTTACGTCAAAACTTTCCTAGCGTCGTTTGATTAGCTCCGTTACGATACCAAGTGTCAAGACAGAAAAAAATAAAATTAAAATAAATTTTCCGATGTTCATTCCACACCCCTAGAAAAAAAACCGCTACCGGTCAGGACAACGAGTCCCAACCGGCAACGGCACACGAAAGGGGTACAGATTAGGCGGCCAACTCTAGGGCGAGCTTTTCAGCCGCCCGTACTTCCTGCGAGTTAGACGCACGAAGGATTCTGTCAAAGTCGCCCTTGAAGCCTTCCTTCGCTTGGGCATCGTGCTGGACGAACCCTTGAATGGCGTTGTAAGCCTCCCAAGCGGAAACCACGTTGGTCATCGCTGGACGACCTGTGATGTTACGCTCTTTATTGAGACGCTTCCAAATTGCCTCAGTACGATTTTGGTGAGTAGTCACCGCACGCACCTTCTCACCACGAGCCGCACGATCCAACTGTTCCTGATCAGGACGACCATAGATAGAATCGAGAAACTCAGTCATGCGAACCTCAGTAGATTCTAGACGGTCGATAACGTCAGTCAGAGTTGACCAGCTATTCTTGAGAGTCTCAAAGGTAGCGATCAATTCGTCCATGTTGGCACGCAAGCCGGAAGTGTGACGGATGGAAACGGTCGTACCGCTAACCATTCGCATCATAGCCAGATTGCTACAAGCATCACGGAAGTAACCCAGCGAAGCGGTGAACGCTTTGCCATCATAGCCAGCGTTAATCATCACGCGAGGCCATACGTTGTCGGTATCTCGATCCTTGAAGATCGAACGACGATCAGCGGCAGTCGGAGCGATGGACACATAGTGACCACTGCGGAAGTGAGTATTGCAAGCAATCTCACCATCAAACGCCTCACCAGCGGCATCGACTAACGCACAAACGTCATCAGTCGTATGGGGAACATAGCGAGGTGAAACGGATTTCACCCCCTTGAGATAGCCAGTATCAGAACGGAATAAACCGTATTGATCCGTTGGCATATTGTCCGGGCCATATAGCGGGAACTTGTCAACGCTGAAATCGAAAGCAGAACGGACGGAAGAAGAAATGTCGTTTGATTGAATGTTAGTCATAGTGAAAACCCTTTCAAAGTGTGAACTGTAAAAACTTATTATATAGTATATATCGGCAATGTCAAGTGGTAAACTTTAGAAATTTTCTGAAAATTCATCCTCATCATCACCGAACATCATACGCCAGCAGTCATCGCAGGTTTGGGAAATCAACATCTCCCTATCCCCAGCAGATAACTCAGGCATTGCGTCCTGAATAAACGCACCCTCTTCCCAAGCCATAAGGCCAGCGACGGGGGCAATAACTTCCTGCTGTTGGCTACAGATGCGACAAAGCAGGCGAACGGTTGTAACTGGAAGATTCATAAATTATCCTTTCGTAATTGAACTTTACATCCTTATTATAATATATATCGGCTAGATGTCAAGCGGGTCTTTAATGTTTTTTGATCTTTTTTTATTTTGGACTTTTTTCAGAATTGGGCTTGACTTTCTCGGTTTGCCGGGCGGGGCAACTTTTCCTAAGTCCTTTAGTTTCAATGACTTACGTAAAAACTTTCCAAGGTCGAGACGCCCACCGTAGTGGGTCGCCTCTCTCTTGAAAGGAATACTAATCTTCGTGAGGCATTGTGCAATACACTTCGTAAGGTGTAGCGGCATAGGTCATCTGTGAGTGGTCATCTTCCCACCATCCTACAAACCCCTTCACCCCACCAGCAGAAGCAACTTCAAAGCAGGCGATACGGTCATTCGTTTGCTCTGCTAGTTTACAGGTGCCATGTTCACGAATCATTTTTTTTACAAAGCCATTAAATCTAGTAATACTTCCTACTTCGTCCATGATAATCCCCTAATGAAAAAATGGTGGTTTGTGACTGAAGGCTAACACCCTGTTGTCAAGGATAGACAAGTCGGCATAGTCAGCATTCTCTATTGGACTTGCGTCGTACTGCTTGATGAAGGTATCACAGGTGTATGGGTTGTAGTAGACTTGTTCCCATCGTGTTTCACCGTTCTCGATTTGCTGATCAGTGAGATGACCGTCAACCTTTTGGTCGGTCGCACGAGTATCAACCACATAGCCCTCAACAAACGCATGTACGTTCTTCTTCTGCTCATCCCTGACTCTCCTTTGTCCTGCCTTGGACACAATGAATTGGCAACTTCTTAAGGTTACATTTTCTGCATGACAACGAACGATGCCGCCTTGCTTTACACTGTAGCAATCGCGATGCAGATTACGATACACTCGCACCTTCTTTGTGGTGTCGATATGCTCTGCAATCTCAAAGCTCTTTTGTGTGCGTGGTTTCTTCATAACTTTTCCTTTCGTGTTATACTACCATTCTACTTTATATATCGTCAATGTCAACGGGGTAACTTTAACTTTTCCCCATCTTTTTTAGAATCGGCAGGGGTTTTATTTTCTTGTGTGTTTGTTTCAGTGTGCCAGCTCCCAAGCAGCCTGTGAATATATTCGCGTGCCGCTTGACGCTTGCGTTGTTTCTTGCTATTGCCATCTGTCTATTATTCATCATAACTTTATTCCTTATACTAAGATTATATTATATATATCGTCATAGTCAAGGGGGTATCTTTAATTATTCTTGGGTTATTCTTAGAAAAGTTTTGCTGTAAGTCCTTTATTTGCAACGACTTACGAAAACTCGGCCCGCCCCGGTTTTCACCTTTGTCAAGGGCAAAAGTAAAAAAAGCGGTTAACCTTTTGTCGCCAAAACTTATACCGCAAGGTCAGCATTGGCGGGCGTAGCGTCCTACGCCGGTAGGAACGGTGCCACTAGGGAACCCACGAAAGGAATTCTAATTCCCCAACGTTGGCGTTCGCGATAGAACGCTTTCACACCGTCACGGGTTTGCACCGTGTCAAGGTCTCTCGACCTTTCAAATTCGGGGTCGTGTTTACGATACGCCCCCGTGATAGTCTCCCACGATAGTGGGCTTTTCTCTGTGTTGCGTCGTCCTTTAAGAACTCCCCAACGAAACTTAGAACCTTCAAGCGGCTGCTTGTAACTGAATAAAACTAAACTCTTCATACTATTCGCTCCCTATAGATAAACCTAAAATCGCTATTAACAATGTTCCAAACAATAAAAGTAGATATGTCACGCAAGTTGTACCTTTCTGC